AAACTAAAATAAATAAATTAAAGAAAATACAAGATGGCAATAACCCATGATCTAATCGCTAAAACAGGCGAATATGTAAACAAAGAAGGCGAAACAAAAGCTCGCTGGACTAAAGTCGGAGTTGCAATGTCTAATAAACAAGGCGGCACTTCACTTCTTATTGAATCAATCCCTGTCAATTTTGATGGCTGGGTAACAATGAGAGAACCTCAACCTAAAGATGGTGCAGGATCAGAAAGTAAAGCTGACCTACCATTTTAATGATTTTCTTGAGGTTTGTTTTCACTCAATATGAAACAATGAGTTTGTAGAATGAAAATTCTATATAACTTTAGGAGCTTATTATGTGGACTACACCTTCAGCAACAGAAATGAGATTTGGTTTCGAAGTAACGATGTATGTAATGAACAAATAATATATACATTATATATATAATTAAGGGGCTTAAAATGCCCCTTTTTTATTTGATACGATATGGTATCAATTATGAGATCATTTGATGTAATGATCGCCTGTGTTGTTATTAAGACCAATCATATCAGCCTTATCTTGATCCCATGAAGTTGTTTCATCGGAATCATAGTAGCGTTCTTCATAAAGCTTATTCTTTTTATTACCCCAAATCTTTTCATAGTTCTCATCATATAAGCTTTTTTGTTTAAGTTTAGGATTTGATCCTTTACCAGCTTCACTATATTTACTCATCTATGACCTTTCTATAAGTTCTTTTAATCCAATTAGCAAATAATATCAATTCATTGTTATCAGCGCAATGCTTCATTGTATTAGCTTTATGACTAATAACTTGGACATTGCCTTTAATATAACCTTTAGTGTTATCAATACGATCTAATGAGGGTGAACATCCGCGAGGACCACCGCTAGAACTTCCAGCAGTAAGAGGGATTTTTAATACAGGACATACTTTGGGAATAACTACATCGGATAATTCTAAATTAAATTCAATACCTTTTTTCTTGGATCGATATCTAGCCTGACCTAAAAGGACTAATGCACGATTATTTTCTCGATATTTTTGACAGTAAGCTTGATGTTTTATCTTGTCTTTTGACATTTATTTATCGGCTTTAGAATTTAACCTGTCAAATATTTTTTCGAGAGTATCGTCTATCTTATCTAATCTAGCATCAAGATCAGCTTTACGAACATAATTAGTTGGCAATTCTACTTCAATTCTTTGTATATCTTCTTTAAGGTTTTGAACCGCATCCCACATTTGTCTAACAAACCAACCACCAACCGACAGGCAAACACCTAATACGATGTTAATAATTAAATTCATATCCATTCTATTTCTTTCTACTAATTGATAAGATGCTTTTCAATAGCCAAATAAAGACTACCATCATTGTTGCCGCTAGATATATAAGCAACAGAGCCATCAGATAGTAAAATAACCAAATAATTTTTACCATCGAAATAATCAGCGCCAATATCTTTGATTGTTTTATTTTGTAGAAAATCGAAATGATCATCAATCGTTTCTGTAGAACTCAAGATTAGTTTTTAACCTTTCATTATCAGGTTCTAATTCTAACGCAATTTCACCATGATGTCGCGCTTCACACTTCATATCTAAATAATAAGCGCTTAACGCAATTAAATCATGTGGCAACGCACCCCATACATCAGGTCGCATTGTATAAACTAATTCTTTATCTTTTATCTCTAATGCTTTTAATGCGGCTTCATAACATTCGCGCCACATCTTTTTAGCCATATATGATTCAGCTAATTCAACATGAGGTTCACGAGTATTAGGCGATTCTTTACAAGCCTTTTTATACCATTCAATGCCATTCTGACCTAAAGCATCATAGCATTTACCTAATAACCTCATGGCATAACATCTTTCATTTTGCCAAGTAGCTTCAGGCATATCTAAATACTTATTTAAAGCCACTACTGCATCAAGCCATTTATGATAGAAGGTTAGCTCCCTTGCATAATAAAAAGCGTTTCTAGGGCATCTAGGATCTTCAGTAACCGCCAATAATAATAAATCAAGGTATTGTCCTCTTGATTTAATTGGATCAGGTTTATGGATCACAAGCAACATATCTGTTTGCGCCCATACTTCTTTAATTCTTTTATCTGCTACTGGATATTCATGGCATGGATGATGCCAATGATAACCATGTCTAGCATGAATTTTCTCATAATAAAAAACTATGCCGACACCCCAATCAAATTTATATCTTAATCGAGTAGTGTCATCCTTCCATACTCTTTCTATTTCTTCGCGCCATCCTGGTTGCAATTCTTCATCTAAATCTAATGATATACAAATATCAAAGTCTTTAGGAATAAGTGCTAATGCCGCATCGCGAGCTTTATCAAAGCGCCAAGGGCTAATTGCTATATCATAAACAACCGCACCATGTTTTTTAGATAACTTAATTGTGTTATCAGTTGATCCTGTATCTGCTATTAAAATTAAATCTGCGTCTTTAGCTGATTCACAAAATCTTTTTACAAACTGTTCTTCATTCTTTGATATGGCATATACCGCTATCTTCATCTTATCTTATCCTTTAGTTATTAATATACTAGATCAACCCTTGTTCCTACTGTTAATCCTGTAGCAAATACCACTTGAGTTCCGCTTGTAACTGTTACATCAGTTCCGTTTACCATTCTAACACCATTTGCAAATACATTTATTTTGCCCGATGTATATGTCGCTGAAGTTGTAAATGTTGTTTGTGAAGCAGTAGCAGTAAATAAATCATAATTAACAATGCCTGTGCTTCCTGTCGGTCCTGTCGGTCCACCCGCACCTGTATTGCCTTGAATACCTTGTATGCCTTGCACGCCTTGAGGTCCAGTAGGTCCATTTGATCCAGTCGGTCCTACAATTCCTTGTGGTCCAGTTGGTCCGCCAGCTCCCGTAGGTCCTACACTTCCTTGAGGTCCTGTAGGTCCAATGCCACCTGTAGCTCCAGCGTTTCCTTGTGGTCCAGTTGGTCCTTGTGCGCCAGTATCGCCAGCCACACCCTGAATACCCTGATCACCTTGCGGTCCAGTAGGTCCAATACTTCCTTGCGGTCCTGTCGGACCTACGCTTCCGTTTGTTCCTGCCGCGCCTGTTGGTCCAATATTACCTTGTGGACCAGTTGGTCCTACGCTACCTGTAGGTCCTACATCCCCTTGAATTCCTTGAGGTCCAGTTGGTCCTATAACACCTTGTATGCCTTGATCGCCTTGTATGCCTTGCGGTCCTGTTGGTCCAACATTACCTTGAATACCCTGTGATCCTGTTGGTCCTATTGCCCCTTGAGAACCAGTAGGTCCTGCGACTGTAGAATCTGCACCAGTTGGTCCAGTAAGACCTATCTCACCTTGAGGTCCTGTCGGTCCTACATCACCTTGAATGCCTTGTATTCCCTGTATTCCTTGCGGACCTGTAGGTCCTGTGCCACCTGCCGCGCCTGTCGGTCCTTGCACACCTGTCGGTCCATTTTGTGTATAGGTTACTTGTGTTGCAGTAAGAATAACTGAAGGAGTTAAAGGATAATTACCGCTTGCGGCAATAGTTTCTAAATAAACATTTGCATTAGTAGTCTGCCAAAATAATTGTATATAATCATTTGCAGTTATTTCAAATACAAAATTGACAGTTAATATTTGTGATGAAAATGCACTTCCTTGTTTATCAGGAACATCATAATGAGAGTTGGTATCAGGAATGTTTGTGCCATTTTTCTTTAGCCAAACTTGAGTTGTTCCTGAAGCGGTGCTAGTGTTTGTAAATTGAATAGAAAAAGTAAGACTATAAGTTCCTGTTTCAGCAAATACAATTCTTGAAGTAGGTGATCCAATAGATACATTATAAGAATCAGGATCGTAACTATTAAATGTTATTGCGGTTGCAGTATTGATAATTGCAGATTGAGTTGTAGTATCCCAAAATGATCCCCAGTCAGCTATAGTTCCACCCGCGCCTGGATTACCTTGAGCGCCAGTTGGTCCTATATCACCTTGTGGTCCAGTTGGACCGACAAATCCTTGATCACCTTGAACTCCCTGCGGACCAGTAGGTCCTATATTACCTTGATCACCTTGTGCGCCAGTTGGACCAATAGCTCCAGTAGGTCCAGCCACAGTTGATGGTGCGCCTTCAGCTCCAGTAGGACCTGTAGGTCCAATATCGCCTTGAATGCCAGTAGGTCCAATTTCACCTTGTATGCCTTGAATTCCTTGTATTCCCTGTGGACCAGTTGGACCAATGTCGCCTTGAATTCCTGTAGGTCCTGTAGCTCCAATATCACCTTGCGCGCCTGTAGGACCGACTTCACCTTGAGGTCCAGTTGCACCAATTTCACCTTGTGTTCCTGTAGGTCCTATGTCGCCTTGAGCGCCTGTAGGTCCTGTATCACCAATTGGTCCTTGAATACCTTGTATGCCCTGTGGTCCTGTAGGACCATGATCGCCTGTATCGCCTTTAGCGCCTGTAGGTCCAATTAAACCTTGATCACCTGTAGGACCTTGTGCGCCAGTATTTCCTTGTGCGCCTGTCGGTCCAGTATCACCGATATTCCCTTGTGGTCCTGTAGCGCCTGTTTCGCCTATCGGACCTTCTACACCTTGAATTCCTTGAACGCCTTGTGGTCCTGTTTGTCCTTGTATGCCAGTAGGTCCTTGAATCCCTTGACTGCCAGTCGGTCCAATAGCACCTGTAGGTCCTATTGCGCCTGTAGGTCCTTGATTTCCTTGACTTCCTGTAGGTCCAATATTTCCTGTAGCGCCTGTCGCGCCTGTAGCCCCTGTAGGACCTTGAACAGTAGAAGCCGCGCCTGTAGGACCAGTAGGACCTTGAGGACCTTGTGATCCTTGAATACCACGATCAATCGTGATTTCAGTTGCAGAAGTAGGAGTTACATTGACATTAATTGTATTGCTATCTATGACATCTATATTGTAATTAGCCATTTAGTTCACCACGCCATCTGATCTAACTAGGAATAATAAGAATATAATAATATCTTGAGCGGGAGTTGAACCTGAAGATGGGAAACCAATTTTAATACGACCACTAAAGCCTACACAATTTTCAGCATTAATGTCGAGTTGAGGATCGCTATCAATAATATCCCAAGTGGATTCATCAATAACTAAAGTAAAAGTGCCTGCCGCGCCATCAACATTTTCAATGCTTAATGCAACGGGTTCGGGAGTAGGATCATAATCAGCTATGTCAAAAGTTAGACCATAACGACTATCATGGATATTAGATAACTCTCTGCGAATGATAGTAGCATCTATTGTAGCGTCTGTTAAATCAACAGGTGTGCCATCAGTATTAAATGCTAAATTCCAAAAAGTTTTTTGATTATAGACAAGCTCGCCAGCAATGATTTCATTATCAAAGCCCGACACTTGTTGAAGTGTATTTTTATTAAAGATAGCCATTTTTTTTCCTTACAAGGTTAATAACGCAAGCATCTCTCTGACGCAATGCGATGGTCTTATCTTATTTATTAATTATACTATAAATAGTATCTATTGATTCTTTCACTTGCCAATTATGTTGGGTAGTAGAAAATATATTAGTTACTATTTTATCATCAATCATTGATTCATAAAAAGTAATAATATGATCAGTATTTATTAATAATATTTTATCTTCAAATTCTTCTACTGCATTAGTTAATTTAATTAACATTAACTTCTAACCAAGATGTAGTAGCTTCATCCCAAATATAAATTTTATCATCAGTTGGCATTGGTATAGGTGCTTCCCAAGTCCATGTTGTTTCATTTAAAAGCCATGAAGCAAATGGTTGTGGTGCATAAAATACATCATTAGCTGAATCGTATGTATAACCAATACCAGCATAATTACCTCTTAATGGTTTGCCTTCAGGATGTTGATTTCCTTGAGTGTTATAAGATGTTTGTATCCAAGCACCAGGACTTGAATCAACAAATGTATCAAAAAATTCTTTTTCTGCAACGATAACTTGAACTACTTTACCATCACAAACTTTTGCAAAATGCGACATATATTTCCCCTTTATTCTTATTATACCTTATGCGGTATATGATCCTGAAGCAGTAAATTTAATAATTGTATTAGAACCTGAAGTTGTAATTGTAGGTGATCCTGTAGTTGTTCCTGAATAAGAAGAAGTTGGAATTGATAATATTATTACGCCTGATCCTCCAGCACCACTAGCGGTATATGAAACTGCTCCGCCACCACCGCCACCGCCAAGATTAGCCGTTCCTGATGTAGCAACAGTAGAACCACCACCTTTACCACCACCACCAGCGCCACCAGTTCCATTAACATTTCCTGTGTAAGCACCACCACCACCACCGCCAGCGTATGTTATTGATGATCCTGTAATACTAGATGCTGATCCAGCACCACCATTTCCTGATCCTGATCCTGATCCATTAGAACCAGTTACACCAGCGCCACCACCACCAGCAGAACCATATTCCCCAGCAGAACCACTTCCCGTTCCGCCTGAATTTCCTTGACCTGAAGTTCCTGATCCACCAGCATAATTTGATCCACCTTTAGCTCCACCACCACCGCCGCCTGAACCACCTGATAATCCAGTTCCAGTTCCAACACCAAAATCTTGACCTGAACCGCCGCCACCACCGCCCGATGCAGTAGTTAATCCTGTAAATGATGAATTATTTCCAGTTGTTCCTCTTGATGATGCACTATTATATACTCCAGCGCCACCAGCACCTCCACCACCAATAGTTGCAGTATAAGTAGTTCCTACAGATAATGTTGTTGATCCTGTAAGCATACCACCAGCACCGCCACCGCCACCGCCAGCGCCAGCACCACCACCACCGCCCGCTACAATAAGATATGAAATTAAAACTGTTCTTAAAAAAGGTGGATTTCCTGAATACACATTAGATTGTGCAAGCCAACCTTGCGTAGCGTCTATATAAACAAAAGTTAATCCTGTTCTATTTGTGTTAATAACTGCATTAGCACCACTAGAATTAATCTTTGATCCATTAGGATCAACAGTTATATTATTAGTTGCCGCAGTTCCAGCGTAATCCACAACCACTACTGACTGTCCAATGCTAGGGCTTGATGGTAAAGTTACTGTAATTGTTGATGAAGTAGTATTAACTAAATAACCATATCCAGCAACGGCAGTAAATGATGAAGTTTTAACTGTATCCCAAGTTAAAGCACCTGAAGCTGATCCGTATGTATAAGCTGATCCATCAGTTGATAGAATTGTGCCATTAGCGCCTACAGTTGTTAGGTTAGTTCCACCTTTGTTAATAGGTATAGTAGGTAAATTAGTTGTAGGAAATGTTCCTGTAATACCAGTAGTCGTATCAATTTGACCTGATGTATTTAAGGTATTAGCAAACTTTCCTAAATTATATGCTTGCGACATTAATTATCCTATGCAGTATAAGAACCTGATGCGTTAAATTTAATAATTGTGTTTGCACCACTTGTTGTTATAGTTGGGCTACCAGTTGTTGTGCCTGAATAGCTTGCAGTAGGCACAGAAAGAATAACAACACCTGAACCACCTGTTGCCCCAGCTTGAGTGCCATTAGTTCCACCAGCACCACCACCACCGCCGCCTGTATTAGCAGTTCCAGCTACTGAAGCAAGACCACCACCACCAGGATCACCTGATCCACCACGACCACCACCACCTGATCCACCAGGTCCAAAATGTGTAGTATCTGAAGTAGGTTGTGCGCCATATCCGCCGCCACCGCCACCTGCATAAGTTACACTTGAACCTGTAATTGATGATGCAGTTCCATTGCCGCCAGCACCAGCTTGAGTTGAAGTAGCCGCAGAACCTACTGCACTAGCTCCGCCACCACCACCACCATTGTTTCCTGATCCTGTTCCTTGTGCGCCCAATCCACCATTATTACCTTGACCTGAAGTTCCAGCTCCTACTGTTCCTACATTTGATGATGTATTTGTTGAGCCACCACCACCTGATCCACCATTACCACCATTTCTTGTTAGATAACCAGCACCATATCCACCGCCTATAGAAGTAATAGATACTCCTGTGCCTGATAAAACTGAATTTGAGCCTTGCACACCAATACCACCTTGTGGTGAAGTGCCGCATCCAGCACCACCAGCACCTACAGTTACAGTATAAACTGCACCAGGTGATAAAGATGCAGTTGATGTTTGATAACCACCAGCACCGCCACCTGAACCTTGTTGTCCACCACCACCACCGCCACCAGCGACTACTAAATATGTTGCTAAATAAGTAGGATTAGCCCAAGGTGTTGTTGAATATACATCGCTTATTGCTACCCATCCTTGAGTAGAATCAGCATATACAAAAGTTAAACCTTCGCGATTTGTTTGTATCCATTTATCATTTGTGCCGCCTTCAATTTTATTTCCATTTCTTGCTAATTTAATATTATTAGTAGCACTTGTTCCAGCATAGTCAATAATTGAAATCATATCGCCAGCACTTGGGCTTGCTGGAAGTGTTACTGTTATTGATCCTGAAGTTGTATTGACTGGATAACCATAATTAGATGTTGCAGTAAAATCAGCAGCTTGAACAGATTGCCATGCAATTGTGCCAGCTACATTACCCCATGATAATGTTGATCCGTTTGATTTTAATACTTGACCAGCAGTTCCGACTGCCGTTAATCCTGTGCCGCCTTTAGTGGTGGGAATAGTAGGTAAATTAGATGTTGAAATTGTGCCTGTAAATCCTGTGGAAGCATCGGCTTGACCGCTTGAATCTACTTTATTGGCAAATTGTGATAAATTGAAGGCTTGCGTCATTATTAATCCTTATGCCGCACCAGCGCGTGCGTATGTTTGTTGTTGTAAAACAGTAATATTAGTATCAGGCACAGTTGTTAATGTATATTGCCCTGTTATCCCTGTAGTGTAATCATCAGGATCGACTAATAATACCCCATTTCCGTATAAATTAAAAGCGTCAATTGTGTAATTAAATTCATAAGTATCTTGTCCTATAACTGAAAACACAGGTGAATTTACAGGTGTGCCTGTAGGTGTCGTTGTATTGTTTGCAGTAAATTGAATAATGGATAAAGTGCCGCTTGTTGTGTTTGGTAAATTGGTATAAGTATTACTTACAATATCATAATCTTGATCGGGAACTACTGTGCCATTCATAAATGGTAATTCATATCCTGATAAGAAAGACCATTCTGTAGGCGTATAAGATGAAGCATTAGTTAATGAAGCATTGAATCTGCTAAATACAGGATATGATGAAGCGGCGGCACGATAAATATAAATAGAATCGCCATTAGATGCAGTTACGGAAGTTGTAAATGTAATTTCATAAGTTGCATAATTAACACTTGCGACTGTGTATTGTGTTGGCGTTCCTGTATTGCTAAATGTCATTATATCGCCAGCATTAATTAATTGATGAGGTAATGCAGTTGAACCATAAGTTACTACAGAACCAGCTACGCTATCCACAATTAATGATGTAGAAGCATAAAAATTACCACTTGAAATTGCTCTAAATGAAACAATATCTATTTGATCGTTTAAGTCAGCGCCAGTATCTAAAGTAACAGTTGTATTAGTATCTGTATATTCATCTTCATTTAATAAACAACCATTTTGAAATACCCAACATTGACCATTAATATAATTAGCATTTCTTGTAACGCTAAATGCAGTTTGGCTTGAGGTAGCTACAAAGCTATCAATAGTCATGTAGAAATCATCAGGTGTTGTAAAGCCTACAACGCGACCATAAATGTCAATGGTTAATGTAGTAGCCGTTCCTGTTTTAATAGTAGGACCACCAAAGTCTAGGAATTGATCTAATGACGCAATCACTTGACCATCATTAGTATTCGTAATTTTAATTTGTCCTGTGCCTGTCGTTGTATTGCCTACACCTAAAAACTGTCCTGTAGAAGGTCTTAAATCAATTATGTTTGTGCCATCAGGTAAAGCTGACCATATTTTAGGATCAAAGTTAGCGGTTGTTGTAGGCACGAATGCGCCTGATCCTGAAGCGTAAGTAGCAAAATCTGTATCAAAGCTAAATTTAAAGTTTTGTCTATTGACATAAATTAAATAAATGTTTGTGCCAAACGCTGGATCGGCTAATGTCCAAGTGCCAGCATAGTCGGCTGAATTACTAGAAGGTGTAGTGGATGAAGTATTATAATATCCATAATACAATTTATTTCTAGGGTTTAAATCAAATCCTGTTCCATCTATATCGTCAGCATAAGCAATAGATAAATATCGGTCTGTATATTGCCATGTAGTAGGTCGCCATTCTAATAATGTTGAAGCTAATGAATAATCACTTGAAGCAATAGCATTGACCATACGACTAAAGAAATACCAATTGCCCGCAGGTAAATTAGATATTTCAACAGGCGGTAAAACTTCACTTAATCCATAAGGATTGCCATTAGATTGAATAGCGGTAGTGCCAGCAAATATTAATTGGCTAGTCGTAGGATATTGATAAGCTGAATACCAAATTTCAGCATATTGAGTAATACCAGCGCTTGATGATGTTGGCGTTACAAAGATACTAGGAATAGCTATATTAGGATATTGTGCAGTAACTACAGGTGCAGGAACAGTTCCAAATGTTACAGGGCTACCAATGCCAGTATTAGGACTTGGTGTAAATTCAGTTATATTAACATCATCATAAACTTGAGCATTAAATTCCATTAAATTAAGTGATGCAGTAACTTGACCAGTATCACTAAATTTTTCTATAACTTTATTAATTCTAAATTCTTTTGCTACCCAGCCATAATTGGCATTAGTAACTGTAACAATATCGCCAGCTTCTAATTCAAGACCTATAAAATTAATTTCACATTGAATTTGTAAATCTTCCCTTGCCGCTTCAAGCATTCTGTTAGCAAGATATTGGGCTTGAACATTGTTATTAACTAAATAAAGATTAACTGATTGTTTATTGACAGGCTCATTAGCAAATAAAAGACTTGGATCAATAGTTGCCAAATCAAATGTAGCTGAATTAAAACTGTCTTTAGCAGAACCATCGGGAAATTTAACTTCAATGACATTAAATGAATTATTAAGATCAATAGGAGTTACAGTAATTCCGCCAATCATATTAGTGTTATTAATATCCATAGCAATTGTATAAGTTGGGCTTTGAACAATCACACCCCATAAACCTAATATTTCATTGTATTTAACCAAACAATCACAACAATCTGACATTGATTGAATGTTTTGCATGATTTTTAAATTGGTATCTATTGAACCATTAAATGTAAATCTAGGTTGAGTTGTTGTATTGCCATCATAATCCGTATATGTAAATGATTGACTTGAATATGTATTTAGATCATCTAATGAATCAGTATTAATATTAGCTACAGGAATTGCCGCGCCATATCTTGTAGAAGTAAAATAATCTAGGAAGCAATCACCAGGCGCAGTTCTTGAATTGGTAATTTGAAATCTAGTTTGATTTAATCCAGTTAAGTTTCTATCTTGATTATATTTAAGATGAACAATAGCAAATGCCGTATTACTCATTAATTTGGTAGCATCCCAAGTATAAATAAGACCAGCACTATTCATTACATCAATAGCCGATGTTGCAGTATTAGTAGGCTGGCTTGATCCATTACGATACAACCATATATCCATATAGCCTGTAACATCTTGAACTTCGCCTGTAGATTCATCTTCTAATCCTGTTACTGCCGAGCCACTTCCAAATATTACTTTTTTTCCGCCCCAGTAAACATCACCAAAAGTAAATGTATCAGGAGTTCCACCTGTTTCTGTATTAGTTACTTCAGATAAAGCAAATACCCAATAGATATTTTGATTATCTTCCGTAATAGACATATCGGTAATAACACCACCTACATAAGCTGATCCATAAATAACAGGAAGTTTATTATCGCCAGCAGGTGGAAGTTGTTGTCTATTACCAGGATTAGGTTGTTGTGCATTAAGATTGTCTTGTCCTGGAATGCTAGGCGCAAATATTTTAGAAAGAATAGATGATGCAACCATATTAATAGCAAAAGCTACTGTGCTTACAATCCAGCCAGCAGTTCCAGCAGATAATACGGCAGTTGCAATAATAGTTCCGATTGCGTATGCGGGCGCGCATAGCAAAAAGAATATAAAAAAGTTAATTATAAAAACAATCATTGCATCCAGTTTTCTTCTATTTTTTTAAATCCAAATCTTGAATAATCAAGATCAGGGCTAGTAGTCATTTTAGTAACAGTAAATAATTTAATTTTGCCTTCTTCTTTTAATTGCTTGGCATAGTTAATATATTCTTTTAGTAATCTTATACCTACCATTCCCATTCTGTATTCAGGCTTTACATACCATGCTAATTCATACATAGCATAAGTTTTATCGCACCATATTGTAGGTGTTATAATTGCCATAATAAATCCTATGTTATCTTCAATAAAAATAACACCTCTACCAGCAACAATACTATCTATTAAAGAATAAATATAATCATAATTATTTAATTTTTTATATTGCTGAATAGGACTTTCATCACGAAACATTTTTAACATTTCGGCTAATTGTGTCTTATCGTATTTTGTGGCTTTTCTAATCAACCTTCTTTTCCAAAAGCGTAATTAATAGTTTCAATAAAATTAACACGATTCATTGAAGTATCGCCAGGATTAAAAAATTGCCAAGCATTGTTATTGGTATATCTGCCAGCAGTTCTATTTTGAAGAATTATTTGAATGCTAGATGCTGAAGCGGTTATAATTCCTACATACGCCCTTGCTTCTTCCATATATTGTTCTGAAATAGAAAAGGAACTAATATAGCCTGTAAAGAATTTATAAAGACCGCCTGATCCGCCTGTAGTAATTAACTCATTTTGGTCATCAAAAAATCCATGCCACATTTCAATTAAAGAACCTTTAATATCATGTCCTAATACCCATCCCAATAATGCGGTATCAAGTCCGACTAAAGTTATAGTTGTTTCATTGGCAGTTGATTTAATGTCGCGTTGAACATCATTAATTTTAACTAATGCACCAAGAGCATCAAAAGGTTGAGCATCAACGGCAGGAATAGTTAATACAGAAGGGGTTGTTGCAAAACGATAAACGCCACTAGCAGTCGTAACTCTTACGAAATCTGCCATCCTTATGTTATTAGTATTTTGTATTGGTATTATATCGTTTGACATTATAAAACCGCTTCTATTGCTTTAAATGATCCACTCCATGATATGAATGAATCATTAGTCATTGGAACAAAACTATATCCTGGATATTCTGTAAGAATAACAGGGAATGTTACGCCAATATAAGTTAATCCACCTAATGATTGTGTAATGCCATATTGACCTATAACTGCATCCATAGGACTTGCAAGCGTAGTCATAATGGTTCTGTGAACAGGAATATTAACAGTTGATCCAGCACCTCTTTGAACATCGGCAGTTGCTATATAAGCATAACGATCAATCTGTAAAAAGTCGCCTGTTTTAACAATGTAATCAGTTGAAGGTATTGCTGGAAGATTTCCTAATACAATTGTTTTATTAGCGCTTGATGTTTGATATTGACAATCAGGTATTTGAGCAGAATTCATGTCGCCTTGATAAGCAATATAATTCCACCAGCCTGTAGAACCAAAGTTTAGGTAAGATTCATATTGGCGATCCACTTCACGCAAGTTAGATAATAAAGCTCTGTTTTGACTATAAAGCAAATAATTCATTGGCTTCATATCAAATTGAAATGGTTGAACAGTAAGAATTTCGGAAGTAGCAACGCGCTGATTTCGGCTCATCATTTGACCAATAAATCTATGGTCATTAATGCCTACTGATTCAGATATTGCTAATATTTGATTTAATGTGGACATATATTATCTCGATTGCGGTAGTGATCTTTGAGCAGATTGATTAGCACCCCAAACTGCTTGTTTATTTTTAGCCAAAAATTGTGTTGCGCTTTGTGTATCAATAGCGCTCATGTTAGCAATGTAAGGACCATTATACACGACTTGAGGTCCACCGCCCATAGAACTTAATTGGTTGTTTGGAATAATAGTGCCTGGAGTGTTAGGCACAAATAATTCAGGACCTCGCTCTCCTACCATATATGAACTACTACCATTAACATCACCGCCTTCGGCTTTACCACCCCAAAAAGCAGTTGAACCAAATGCAGGTGAAGCACTGCTACCGCCACCAAATATACTACTAAAAAAATCGCCTATTCCTGAACTTTTAAATATTGCAGTAGCTTGTGCTTTTAATTGAATTTTAATAAGATCGCTAATAATGCTTCTTGCTAAATCACTAAAGCTTAATTTTCCTGTTTGAACAAAATTATCTAATGCTTGTTCAAGGTTTTGAGTAACAGATACGAATGCTTGTTCACCCATTTTAGCGGCATTAGTAGCGCTATCTGTATAACTAGCAAAAGCTTTTTTCCATCCATATTCAAAATCTCTTTGTTGTTGAGCAATTGCATAAGCTTCTTGCGCGCGAGCCTTTTCTGCTTCCATCCATTTATTAGCATCTTGCTCTGTCATCTTGCGACCATATTGATCGCCTAAAGTTAATTGTTTGCGCTTTTGTTCAATGTCATATATTTCTAATTGTAGCTTTCTTTCGTTTTCTGAAACAAAAGCTAATTCATGTTCTTTTTGTAATCTTTCGCCTTTAGCTTTGCTAACTAACATTTCTTTTTCGTAAAATTCTTGTTGTCTTTCTGCGGCTTCTTTTAAGCGTTTTAATTCTGCTTTTTGTTTTTCATCAATCTCAACATCTCTAATATCTTTTTTAGGCGCGGCTACACCACCAATGCCTGACATAATGCCAGGAACATTAGCTCCCTGAACCGAACCGCGTGTAGGAAATTCAAATTTTTGGAAACCTTCTTTATCTTTCCAAGCCGCCCACCATCCTGCTTCTTTTCTAATTTCAGCAAATCTATCAACTATACCTTGTGATTTATTTTGCCAATTTTCCATAGCAATTGTTACATATTCAAAAGCTGGAGCAAGGCGAGTGGCAAGAGTAACTTTTAAATTTAAAAAGAATCTATCTAATCTATCAACAGAATTTCCTACACTTTTAAATGCTTCTTCCGATCCTGCAAATTTACTTTTAATTTTTTCAAATTCTTCCGCCATGCCTTTAATATCAACACCGCGAATAGCTCTGCCAAACATATCCATAGCAAGCGCATTTCGTTTAGCGGGATCTTCAATACCAGCAAGGGATTTAATAGTTTTTTGAAATAACTCATCAGGTGCGAGAGTTTTTAAATCTTTAATGGAAACGCCAATTGATAAAAAGGCTTTTTGTGCTTTTGATGATCCTTGAGCGGCTTCATCAATTTTATTAGCGAACGATGCCATAAGTTTGCCAGCATCGTCAGCATTACCACCATTCGTTGATAAAGCTTGCGACATACGCAATACAGATTGAACGGACATTTCATTAGCTTTAGCGACATCATTTATTTTGTCGGCAAAGTTAATTGCTTCACGAGCGGAAGCAGTAAAAGCCGCACCAACCGCAAGTAAAGATACTTTTGCGCCTGTGCTAAATCCTTCTACTTTGTCTTTAGCCTTACCTAGATTGGCATTAAACTCGCCTGCATCAAGCCCAAGTAAAACCGCTAATCTTGAAATAATTGCCATGATTATTTACCTTTAAATCTGTCCATTTTAAAGTCAGGTGCTTGCGACATAAATGTTAATAAAGATTCGCTAGGATCAGCTTTCTCTATTCCATAAAAATATTCATAAGCACTACCTAAAACGCTTTTTAGAGTATAAGGTTGGCTATTACTTGCTCTTAAATAATTAAAAACTCCAGCTATTAGAGTTCCCTGCATAGTTAATAAGCTTCTATTTCCAACTAACCCATCCGCATACATGACTGTTATTTCATTCATGGTATGCTCATCAAGCGCATCTATATCTTGTATTGTATGCCCGTTAAAGACCATAGCCGCCCGCACTTGGGTTCTTAACGAGCCTACTACTTTGACTTTATGTCTTTATAGTCAGGGCTAATAACCTCGTTAATTTTTTCCACTAAAGTCATTTGAACTGATAATGGAAATTCAGTTTCTACATCTTCATAAGTTATATCTTCTAATGATCCTGTTTCAGGTATTAAAAATTTAATATACTCAACTATTCTATATTGCAATACATGTTTATTTGTAGCAGTTTCTCTTACTGATCTTCCGTCAATAATAAAATCGTTATCTTTAACTTCTACACCTTCTTGATCTTTAAGATTCTCAAAAGCTTTTATCATTAACTGATATTCTTCTTCAATCTTTTCTTCATTAGGATTTTTAAAGTAATTATAAATAGCTTCAATTTCTTGAACGCTTGGAATTCTTACCTTAAATGTATGGTCGCCTAATTGAAACGACCTAGTTAATACTGATAATCTATTTTCCTCGTATTTTTTACCGAGAGCTGATCCTAATTTACTCATATCTTTTCCTTATGTTGTTAAATTTTTAGCTTTATAAGCATCCATTTTTTGTTTTAAAATCATACCTAACTTTGATGCTACCATTTGCGCTTGTGATTCTAATGATATTCGCATAAATGGTTTTGCGGACATCTTGGCAGTTCCGAATTCGTTTGCAATAGCTCTTGCATCGTGCATAACACCTTGCTCGCCATAGAATTTTCTTTTGGCTTTTTTATACTCACTACCTTTTAAGTTTCCATATTCAGCATGAAATTGTTGCTTTAATTTTTTAGGGATTGGTCGAGATGAAACAAGTGATATAACAGAATCTTTTGGTGTTACATATCTTGACTTCATATCTTTTCTAGTAGGTCGCCTTGCGGTGATATACAAAGAACGATCCAATGCGCCTGTATCTTTAGGTGATAAAGTTTTAGCCATAGCCAATACAGGCTTCATGGCATCTCTAACTGCTGGTATTAATACTTTACTCTTTGCGTCTTTGTCGCCAAATTGCTCTTGAAATTCTTTAAAAGCTTCAAGAGTTTCTTTTAACCCATTGACCGCAAATTTAACACTCATTAATCTGCCTTAATTATTTTATGATAAATTGCATTATTTAATTTAATAGCATAATCAACTGCTTCTTCAGGTGTAAGTTTATCCGCATGATGTTTTGCAATCTCATGGGCTAAATTAATTCCTGTTAAGCGTTGTTGGGCAAACCCAAACCAATTCTTTTGACCTGAACCAGCTTGGGATACCAAATAACTTAATAAATCATCGCTTGTTTTAATTTGTTGTGTCATTTCTTTTCCTTGTCCTAATTAAGTGTTGTTTGACCAGCCGTATTGATTACCGCGTGGGTGAACAGTAAATGTGCATTTTGTTTCAGCAGTTGGGTTAGGATCAACAGAGAATTGACCTACGCGACCATTAAAAGCATAAGCAACAAAGTCACCTAATCCATCAGTAGCTAAAACAACGAATGTTCTGTCGATTGTGCCATTGTAAGCATCATCTCTCATTTGAATTAACTGTGTGTCCGCAGGATTCCAAGCGGCAGTTATTGTCATTGAAGTAGGAGCGGCTTGAGTTGGGATCTTGTCAGATTGACGAGCGCCAGCTACATTGAAGTTAGCAACTGCATCATCTTGACCGAATGCTGGGATAGCTTCAACAGGTAATGAGTTAGGAGCAATACAGATAGCATTAACATCAGCCCATGTTGCTAATTCTGTGTTATCTAAAACTGTTGGATTTGCGCCTGATTGAGCAAAAAGAGTTGCGCTAAAACCAGGTAAGACGCGATTTGGAAGTGCCATAATTTATTTCCTCACATTAAAAAATTAAAAATTCTTATGTTGGTATGTATAAGGTGCAATCCATATAAATATTAAATAGATTGATCTCATTGTCGTATCCATTATATAACCACACTACATCAGCTTTAGATATTGGTATATTTGTTCCGCTAGGGTTGCCAAATATTCCACTATAACCATGCAATGCTTGTAAAATATCATTCGCTAATTCAAAACCACTTGCCATATCAGTAGAAAATACGCTGATTTGAAAAGTAGGTGTATCAATACCTTTGTTATCTTGGTATATGCCCGTATAAACAGGTTGATGAACATTTCTTAATTGCCAAGTTACAAATTCATTTTGTGTAGCAAAATTTCTATTGAAATTAGCATACACAGGCGTTGGTGATATTATATCACCTAACTGCCATTGAATGGCTTTTGCATAATCATTTACATTTTGTTGAGTAGCCATTTTAAACCTTTGTTGTAGGATCGGATCGGTAACACATTAAGGTTACTGACATCCTGTCATTAGCTTCAATAGCATCGGTAATACGCCACTCATGGTTTCGCCAAGTAATCGAATATAAATTTTGATTATCAACAATATCTTTTAAATTAGGTGTGTAATTAAAAGTAAATTGAATCAAATCTTGATATACACGATACCTTTCCGTAATAGCAAGAGAATTCTTTACATCGGACACTAAAGGTCTAGTTGTAAATTTCTTTGTTATTGTTGTTGTATATTCACCATAAAGATCAGTTCCGAAAGTGAGATCATTTACATCAACATTCTCATAGCGTTTAATTGCCATTTACATCACCAATGGTTTATAAGGTCTTAAAAGCGCATCCACTCCATAAGGAATTGTTTGTAACTTACTTAAAGTTGTTTCTGATCTATTATTATAAAGATGAGTTAATAACAATAAAGCCGCTTGTTTAATTACAGGATAAGCCTGTAAGAAGTTAGGATTAACTGTAAACTCAATAACAATAGGTGAAGTTAAAACTGTATTAACATCGCTTGGCATCCCGCCAGGTAAGATTACTTTATTTCCTGTTGGATCATAAGTATAAGCAGAGCTAGCTAAAGTCGTAATAACTACAGGATTGGCATTGTTATAGTATTTAACGCTATTAACAACAACGCCACCCGAATTATAACTATCTTTATAAGATACTTGCGGCAAATCTAAACAAACAGGATTAGCATATAAAGAACCAAGACCATAATAAGAACGATAAGAAACAGGGAATATAGGCATGCCGAGATAATCCTCGATGTGCATACGAACCGCTAATTCTAAACCTTCTAAATAACTATCTTGAGATTCGTCACCAAACAAATTTAATTGTTGAGTAATTTCTTCTAATGTTAGCCAACCTGTTGTTAAAGCACGATTGATCTGTTCAAACTTATCATAGTTAAACGGATTTCTAGTGCCACCACCAAATGGTATTTGACCTAAAGTATCAGTCATTATTAAGCCCCTGTTAAATACACGCCAGCAAAAGGATTACGGATTGATGAAGCTACGCGCTTTTCAGCATATAGCGTTACATATCCAGGTTTTGTTTGGTCATAGCGTTTAAGTGTAATTTCTTCGCCATCAGCAATAGTTAGGAATTGATCCCAATTTGCTAATATACCTGAAACAGAACCTACGCCTGGAGCTTGTAAATATGCATTAGGAATCACAGGGAAACCAAATACAAATGCTAACGAACCGCCATCTTCATCACCAACTTCAGTAAAGAATGGAACACCACCACCTGCTGATTTTAATTTTCTTAATTGAGTAATTACATCAGGATGTAAGTGCCATGCAGTTGTAGGTAAACTCCAATATTGACCTGGCAATTTGCTTGCCGCATTAACCATGTCATCATAAGTGATAGCCGCATAAGGGAAATCTTCTTTTAATACTGTGTGGATACCATTAGTTATAGCAGTTCCGCTTGTGCCATAAGCCGCCGCAGAAGCGCTTACGCCATAGTAAGCCAAACCTCTTAAACCATTAGTTGCGCCTGTTGTATATGTTGTAGAACCAGCTTGATCGTAGTTAGTCGCCATAGATTGTGCTTCTGTAGCTGAAAATTCCAAAATAAGGTCATTAACGATTGCCGCATCAATATTATTAATATCTGATAGTAAAGCACTTCTCAAAGGTAATTGTGCTGATAAAACTCTTGTAGGTAATTGCCAAATATTTGTAGCAATGCCTGGTTCACCATCATTAGGTGTAAATGTATAGCCCCAAGGGTTGTTTGCGCCTGTTGCATTTAAAACATTACCTGTTTTAGCAACGAATTGAACGGCGGAAGTATCAGTAGTAACAATTTGACGACTGCCTTGTCTAAAAGGATTTGCATATCGCAAAGCCGCAAACGCATCATCAAAGTATGTTCTACCACCTTTGTCTAATCCGCTTCCTGTAAGTTGAGAAGCTTCATTTACATCTTGTTGGGCTTGTTCTTTAACAAGATTAACTTTAGATTCACCTTCAGTTAAAGCTTGCTTTATGCCATTTAAAATTCTTTCAGATGTATTCATTTTTCTTTCCTAAAAAATTAGAGAGAGGGGGATTGCTCCCCCACCCTGAACAACAAATTTAGAATTAATCTAAATATTGTGCTGATCTGTAACGGATGATGCTGAATGGATCGACCACAGATGTTGCTAGACGCTTCTCACCATAGAATGTGATATAGCCTGGCAATGTTTGGTCGTATCTACGCATAACCATATTTAAACGATCAACGATTGTATGACCGCGATTCCAATCACCAAAATACATTGGGAAAGCGTTTGTATCTACTGATGGGCTTGGTGTAGTAGGGATAAGTGGGTTAGAAACATACTTATTAACTACAACATCAAAACCAAGTAAAGTGCCAACAATACCATCATCGCGTGAAAGACCATCGATGTAAATTGGGCGACCATTGTCATCAACTAAACCGCGAATTGACGCGAGCATTAGTGGATTGATAACAAATTTAGTTGTTGGTGTCCAATATTGTTGTGGTAAAGCATAGATGAAATTAACGATGTCTTTATAAGAAACATTGTTGAATAAACCTACACCATTTCCAGCACCAGCAGTTGAAGAACCATTAGGAATTAATTGGTCATAAGTAGCGATTGTATGTAAGCCGCTTGATGAGCCTGTTCCTGAAGTTCCGAATGCCGCAGTTGTTGTTTGACCGCCAGCATAAGTAGCCGCCGCACCAGCATATTGATTAAGACCGCGTAAGCCGTCAGAACCACCATAAGGTGTTGTGTTATCAACAACTGAAACCGCAACTTGGTCATTATTTTGAATCATTGAGAGAGCTTCTTGTTGTGAGAATTCTAACAACATGTCTGCTACAACATTTGATTCTAAACCATCGATATCATCAAGAGCCGCAGTTCTGATTGGGAATTGAACATTCAAATCTTGCAATGTTAATTGCCAAATGTTTGTATCCAAGCTATTTGGGTTTGGATGTGGGCTAGATGTGTTGTTATTAATACCATAACCCCACCAGCTACCTGTGTTGCCTGTTTTAGCGCGGAATTGATAAGTAGCGCCATCAGTTGCAACAGAACGAGATACGCCACGAAGTGGATTAGCAAGTCTTAATGCAAAGAATACAGGATCATAAGCAGTTCTACCGCCCACGCCTGCACCGCCACCGATACCTGCTGGATTACCAATTGCTGAAGCTTCTTTCATGTAAGCATCATATTGACCAGCATCTTCAAACATTTTTAATTCTTTTTCTACTTTAGCACCGCTATCGTAAAAGCCTTTTAATTGTTCTTTAACAGAACGATTAACTTCTTGAGCGATAGTTTTGTAAGTTTTGATGATTGGAGCAGATTCTTTAACTGAAGCTACTTTAGCTTCAAGAGCCGCAACCTTTTCTTCAAAAGAAGCTACTGTTTCAGCAAGTTTAGCATCAACTGAAGAAGTTACTTCTTCAACTTTAGCTAAATTAGCCGCTTCAATAGCGTCTAGTTTTTCCATTATTTTTTCTGACATTTGATTATCCTTTAAGACGATTATTTAAAATTTTAAGCAATTCTCTTTCAGCAAAAGCATCAAGAATTTTTTGCTCATCAACCACCGCATCAGCATCACTCTGAATAGGTGCTTTTTCATCAATGATTGTAGGCTCATCACGAGTTTCTATAATCTTTTTGAAAATTGAAGATGCGGTGGTCGCATCTTTTCTTGAAAGTTTTGCATCACGCAATGCCTTCTCGATTAGTTTTAAGTCTAAAGAACCATCAGCTCTAAAGCACTCTAATTTCGAGATATTACATTCTAGGTTGTTAGGATTCATAACAATTGATACTTCTCTTAAACCGCCTTTTTTAATTTGGAAATATCCATCTTCATCAGCGCCTACTTCCATGCCTTCAGCATCAACCATTGAGTATTCATCAGCATAAGCACCAACAGATACACCGCCAACCATAGCTGGACTTTCTTTCATAATTGTATAAAGGTCTTTACCAGCAGTTGTATTTGTAAATAGTCTGCCTTTAGCATCCATTCCTTCATCAGTAAATGAAAATTCTTGCCATTCGCCTACAGGCATTGACATATCATTATGTTGGAAATACATTGGAAGTGGTTTACCTGATTTAGCAAACTCATCCGCCCATTGTGCAAAACCTTCAGGCATATAATTGAATTTACGACCATCAGCGCCTTCTCTAGCACCCCAAGTTGTTACAGTAGCTTCAATAGCTCCTACAACATCAGAAGCTTCATCGGCAGAAACACCTAGAGCTACTTTTGATTCAAATAAAAACTTAATATCTTTAGTCATGGATTGGAACTCCCTTTTTTTTCATTCCGTTGGTTTCAACAGGTGTAGGTTTTCTCTTTTTAGCCTGTTGGGTTAATTTATTGAGCAACTCTTTTAATGTCATTAGGCTTTACCTGCCTGACCTGTTTTGCCAACGCTAGAAGTATTGCCACCGCCACCTGTATCTTGAGGTGAAGTGCCACTAATAGGTCGAGCTTGTTTTGATGTATCTTTTAATTCGTCTGCGCCTGGCAAATTTTGTCTGCCTAGATATTCTCGCGCTTCATTAGGTGTCATTATACCATTAGAAACCGCCGCTACAGAATAATTCATTTGATCTAATGGTGCGCCTTTTAAGAAATCTTGTGTTTGAAATTCAATACAAAGATTTGGATAACCAGCAAGCAGAGATGTTTTAAACTTCTGTTGTATATTAGTAATAATAGGCAACATTGTTGATTTATAGAATTCGTCAAGCATTGTTTGAGTATTATTATACTTACCTTCTTCAATTCCAATCATTGCAGGTGGCACACCAAACAATCCGCAGATACGCTTCATTGTTTGTTGTTTTAATGCTCTTGCATCAGCATCTTGAAGGGTTAGCATATTAAGTGGCATATATTTCATGCCATTATCTAACAACATACCTTGACCTGGTTTAGATAAATCAGTTGATCGCGATCCTGTTAAAGATGTCCAAGCTTCTTTTAGTCTTGCGGCAATTTCTTTAAATTTAGCATCAGGAATTACTTGATCTGTAACAAACATGCCACTAGGTTTAGCGCCATTAAGCATAATAAAGTTTGCATAGAGATCAATATCTTGATCTAGTGATACTAATTCAGTTGCTAGGATACCTTTATTAAAACCAGCGCTACCTTGCCAAGCCATTTCTGAAGCATGAATAACTTGGAAATAATCTAATGGCTCATCTTTATTAAAGCCGTAAGTAGAGGTGCTTAATCTGTATGTTGGATAACGAGTAGGTGTAATTTGTGCAGTAATTAGAGTTGAATCTAATAAATACATTTCCATTGGAGTTAGCGTAGAGTTACTTTGTTCTTTACGCCATAAAGCAGTAAATGTTTCACCTGATAAGTCATACCACATCGACCATTGATACCAAAACTCGTATGATGATTGATAGTTATTAGGATTGTTTAATAAGTTATATACTGCTTTAGCTTTAGCTTTGTCGCGAGTTGAAACATTAGGATCAGTTATTGCATCAACCATTTTGCCATTAGCATCATAAGCCATGATCTTAATAGGTAATTGAGCTAATGCTCTTGCTTTAGCATTCACACAAGCCATAACAGTAGAGTTACGGGATAGTGTGGACATATCTAATGTCCTGCCTGCGGTATTTGTAGAGCTTGTTGTTACATATAATAATTGATTGTTTGACTGATAACCTTGACCTTGAACATTGCGTAAGATGTTGTTACCAAGAGCAGTTTGACCAAAAAGAGTGTTACTTTCTTGCGCGTTTTGATTTGGTTTTCTTTTGAATATATCTAGTATAGCCATGTTTTTCCTTTATATGCTTCTAAATCCAAATGATGTAGAAACTAATGGATGATCTAATGAGCAATGCATCGCAATAATGAGTGCTATTATACCATCTACCTTTGCTGACTTATCTGCTTCATTCTTCCGAATCTTAATATTGCCATTGACATCGGTGTAAACTTCACAGTTACCTAATTGCCAACCCACAAATGGATTGCCATTGTGTTTAATAGCATTTTGCATGATGAGTTTTTCAACATGCTTGGATGGGTTATTTAAAACCGCCATGCCTTGTCCAACTTTTTTAACAGGGATGCTATTATCGTGTAGTCGAGCAACTAAAGAAGCCGCATTGTAAGCGTCATAACCTACTTCTTTAACATTGTATAAAGTAGCTTGTTGTTTTATATATTCAGAAATTTCGCGATCATCCATAACATTGCCTTCTGTAATATGCAATATTTTAGATTGAACGGCTTGGTCAAATATACCACGATAATGAGTTGGAATCAAGGATAACGCTTCTTCAGGCAAAAAGAATTTGAATTCAGCATAATAATCTTCGGAAGCATATCGTTTTAAAGTGCAAACTGCATTTAAGTCGCGAGTTGCCGCCAAGTCAAATCCAATAAACACTTCTTCAGGATCGCCTTTATCTTCGCCTATAGACTTATCCCAATAGTCGCGATCAATCCATGCGGTGTTAGCAGATACATATACATTAAGAGTTTTACAAAGAAATTCATTTAGTGCGGCTG